AGTTATATCGCTATGGTCGGCTGTGTTATTGCTGGCATATTTACGTTATTCGTCGAGCCAGTTAGCGGCATCGGTATGATTGTCCTTGGGCCAATAGTGGCGCGTATATACACCGAGTTGATGCTGGTTATCTTTGAGATACACAGTGAGCTTAAAACTCTAAACGGAAAGTAACTGCACATGCTCTGCCCCGATGGCCGAATGGATAAGGCAACAACCTTCTAAGTTGTAGATTCTAGGTTCAAGTCCTAGTCGGGGTACCATCATATGAAAAATAAAGAAGCAGGGAAAGGAGACAAGCCTCGGGGAGGGTTTTCTCAACGCTACAGAGACAATTATAATACGATTAAGTGGGGAGATACCAAAAAATGTGCGAGTGCACAAAATGCAAAAAAAAATTCAAAGAAACAAGCTTGACATGGATCCAGAAAAAGCCTAAGATGCTTCTCGTCTGCGAAGAATGCAGCAAATTATTAAAGAAAGTAACTAAATAAAATTATGAAAAACTCATACATCACAAACCTAAAGTTCATCGTGTCTGAAGTCGAAGCTCCATTTTACAGCTCTATCGACCTATATTCACGCCTAACAAACAAATGCAGCACTGCTTATTTCAAATTCATAAAGAAAAATGAATCGAAAATAAAGCAGAAAGGCCTAGAGTCAAAAGGAAATATTAACATAGATCCCGAAAGCAGAGCCTTTAAAGAGGAGCCTTATCTGATTGCCCCAAACGGCGAAAAACTTTTTCCAGAATTCTCGAAGCAAGACACGGAGAAGAAGCGTCCCAAAATCAAGAACACAGTACTGACAGCTAAAGTTTGCGGAAAAATCTTCCGCAAAGAGAATATCGTAAACTCTAACTTTAAGTACCAACTCCTAGAAAACGCCGCTAATAGATATACTGGGTACATTTCCAGAAATGACGGCAGGTGGCCGTGTGCTCCGATTATCTTAAAAAAGAAATCGTTCAACTTTGGCCGCTGCGGGTTTTTGAAAATTTTCTGGAATAAAGACATACACGGAGCTCATAACATTGTTATAAAAGACAAAGATAACGGCAGGACTAACGGTAAACTAAACAAATCCGAAATGTCCGTAAGAGTAAGCCTAGAGAATTGCGCAGACTTAGCCGAAAGAGTGGAGGCATTCAAGAAAGAAACCGGTGTAAAAATCGACAAGAAAACCGGCGCAGATACGACCAAGTTCCAAGCCAACTACTCTAAGAAGACTAACTCATTCGTAGCTACGGTTAAGGTCTACGAACGAGAGCCCATGTACCAGCCGGTTGACTTTTTAGGTATCGACATAAACAAAGATAAGAGATACTGGGTTAGCGTATCTCAGCCTATTTTCAATGGTAGCCATTATCTTGAAATGCCAGACGGTATTCAAAACACGATAAAGAGAATTACAGAAATACAAGATAGGATCACCACATCCCTAGGAGTCGCTCCTAATAAAAGAAGAATAAAAGGCGCTGTTTCTGTCAAAGTTAAAAAGAACGGGAAAGGAATAGAAAAGCCAATCTCGTATACGTCAGACGGAACAGTGCAAAAACAAAGAAGAAGGCTCCGCTTAGTCTGGAAAAAACTTCACAAAAAGCTTGGCAGTCAAATCTTTAACCTAGGAGGAATAAATCTTTTAAAAAACCATCTTATAGAAAACAAGCTAGGGCTCGCTTTAGACATGGTTAAAACCGGCGCTTCCTCTGGTACATACGGAGCGGAAGACATTCAAGGTTTTTTCAATATGTTAATGCGCACCATGGGCGTCCCAGTTAAGTCTGTCGGAGCCGCTTACACAAGCCAAAGGTGTTCTGGCTGCGGGTTTACGCATAAGAAAAACAGAAACATGCAAAAGCAAGAACCTCAAGTAGAATGTTTACGCTGCGGCGAAGTGTCTGAGTCGGGAATAAACTCCGCCGAAAACATGAAGCAAGCAGGGGCTTATATGTGGAAGAACAATCTAAAATATGTGTCAAAACGCGACAATGACTGTGGCTTTATTGAGCAGCACGGATTCCAAGACAAGAAAAACGAAAAAATTCTTGATAGAGATCAGCTTTTAGACTTGTAGAAAACATGAAAACGACGAACCTAACACTAGATGAGATTATGACTCAAATAACCAAATGGAAAATAGAAGCTGTCAGTCCCTACAATGATGGCTGGACTCGACAGCACTACCAAGAGAGGCTGGATCACATCAGATCTATCTTAAACAACATCGACGCACATTTGTAAATACTTTACCTTATTAATGCGCAAAATCTAGAGTTAAAGCCACCGGTTCGCCGGTGGCTTTATACTTGCTCTGTATTCATTATTATTTCCTTGCCGTCTGGATTAATAATTTTCGTAACATAGTAATCAGCGCCTCCTATATTTTGCACAATAGTAAACATTGACGATCTGCTTGGGCCTGTTTCAGGCGCCCCCCTGCCGCTTAATACATTAAATTGAATCGCAGGAGTGTCAGGAATTACGCGAAATTTATACGGCCTATACGAAAGAGTAGCGTCGTCTACGCCAACTAAACCCACTCCGGTATTATTAACGATAACCTGATCAGTAAGTAACCCGTGCGCCCTAAGCGTAATATCCCTACCCTCAAGCAAGGAAAGAGTAGGTACAGTAGTTGTAGCGTAGACATTCGAATAAACAGTAGCGTTAGCTTCTCCGGTATAATTTTCGGCCTCGAAGGATATTTTAGAAAGATGCCCTAGAGTGCCTGCAGGGGTTACGCTATCATGCAAGTTTATTACAGTGCCGGTTATCCCCTCTTGAGGCAAAAACACATCCACAGAAAGAGGGGGGATTAAAAACGCTCCAGATTGGGACATTTCCGCTGTAGTTGCGTCTCCCTGTGGAGCTTTCACTATTATATCCCCCGAGCCAGTTATACCCCCCCAGCCAATCGCTCCGTAGCTTCCAAAAGGCGGGGCAAATTGTATTAAACTATTAGATAAAGCAGTAAAACCCGCTGCTCCCTGAAGTTCCGGAGCGCCAGTATAGCCAGAAAAGAATACTCCAGTTACAGAAGCAAGGTTATCTCCACTGATCCAGCCAGAAACCCTTTCGTTAAACTTCCTACCGGTAGGGTCGCTTGAATACGCAATGTCCGTATTCGCTACTCCTAAGATCGAAGGGACAGGGTAAACCATCGTATAATAATTATCCGTTACTATCCTACTTAGATTCTCGCTAGTTTTAGAAGAAGGAAAATCAAACGCCATCGAATCATAATTTTCCCAAGGACTCATCACAAACAACTGGCCGCTACCTGTAAAAACGCCATCGACATCTAAATCAAAAACAGAAACTTTTTGGTTATCACCACTAACTATTCTCTCGAAATTATTTATTGCAAAAAACGCGTGCTCTCCCGCTCCCGTTATGCCAATCACAGACTCTCCGGATTTATACGGCCCAAAAGAGTTAATGCCAGTAACCCTTATCCCGCTTCCTACATTTAAATTATAAGAATCATGACCACTTACCCCCGTTATTGTAGGAAGAGGAAAAAATACGTCCGGCAAAGTAATTAAATCATTTTCGACTCCCCTTATAATAAGATTTCCGCTTGTTACATCTCTGGGAACCTTTGAATTAAAAGCAAATCCAGTTTCGGAATACTTAATAGAACTAGTCTTCTCTCCAGAAATCCTAACTTCTGACTCGTCTTTAAATACGACATTTAACCCAGAGAGAAACTTGCCACTAAACGACAGCTCCTCCCCAAAAGCTCCATACATGCCAGAAGCTCCTGAAAACTGAGCTACTCTAAACTCGCTAACCCCAGACCTGACCCTGCCGAATCTGTCCACTAGCCGCACTGTTCCCTTTTCATCTTTTTCTACGTCCTGAGGTAAAAACAAAGATATTCTATTGTCAGATTTAGACTTAAAAGTTGTTACCGAAATGTCAGACAGTGTATCGTCATAAAACTTGACCTCTGTCACAAAGTTTAAATCAGTCCCAAGAATATCAAAGCTTTGCCGCTCCCCAAAAACAGAATAGTTTAAACCAAAAACAGGAGCAGGATTAAACCCCGTCTCTAAAGGTAAGTCGGGAGTCACAGAAAACCTATTGGAGGTCTCCTCGTTTCCGCCACTTGTTAAAACTGTTATAAAATCACTAGAAGACCCGGTAGGAACCCTAAAAGTCACCCCAGTAGCGCTTACCTGAGAAGCCCCCACTCCAGAAAGCCCTGCTATCTTTACCCCGCTCCCCTTTAAACCGCTGAAATACCCATCCAAAGTCACTTCTGTACCTGCCACCCCAGAAAGAGGACTAAATCCGTTTATAAAAGGAGCCTTATAAACAGGTATAGCGGCCGAAAAATTACTTTCGCCATTAAAACCCTCAAGTTTTGCCTTGATTCCTGTAGTATTTAACTTTTCAGGTAAGTTAAAATAATTTCGAACCACATAATTTCCACTACCAGAAACAGACGAAGGTTTTACAAACCCTAGAGAACTACCGTCAGAAGAAGCGGAAAGCTTTATCTTAGAAGACTTTAACAGGTTTAACCCTGATAAAGATATCTCTTCTCCCGGCTCTCTCGTTCTTATTGTTCCGCTAACTACGTTTTCTATAAAAGGGTTGCCAATTACATAAAGACCTGAAGTCAAAACGTTAGACTCTCTATTTTCCCCGCTCACCTGAGTATTTACGTAAAAAGTTCCCCTACCGGAAACGTAACCAGACTGAAGCCCGGAAGGAACGGAAAAATTAAGAACGTCCCCCCAAGGAGAACCTTGTATGCTAGAACCAGTTATTTCGACGAACCTTCCCGTGTGATCTGCGTTTGTTAAAGTCACTCTCCCTATAGACAACAAACTGTGACCAGTCAATGAGACCATATTTCCGGTACTAGCAAAAACTGGATTATACCCGGAAATAAAAGGAGTCCTTCCGCTTATTAGAACCTGTTTTCCCGAAGGATAAAGCGAATCGATTTCGCTAAACAAAGAAACGGTTTTGTTTCCCGTTGAAAGAGATTCTGGTATTACGCCGGTTATAAGCGTATCAGACATTACCTTAAACCCGTTCGACACAACAGAGCCGACGCTAGCCTTTATAAAACTGTCTCCAACATGATAAAGGATCCCTGTATTAAAATTCTTACCTATTATATTAACCGAAGCTCCAGCTAAACAAACAGAAGGGGAAATGCTTTCTACTAAAGCTAGATGACTAAATGAATTATATTCACTTATTGGTTGCTTGCTTACTCCGCTTTGCAATAAAAACGTTAGCCTTCCTCTAGCCTTCCCTTCCGGAGCCTGTACGGAAAAACTTGTGTCGGTTAACGAACTTATTGGTTTTTTAACCTCTCCTTGAGGAAACATAACTCCTGTTACCGCTGCGAAAGAATACCCCTCTACCGTCACCGGTTCATCAGGAAGCTGACTCCCGGGGTCAACTGAAGTTACCTCAGGAAGCGGAACAAAGTTATTAGGGGATACGCCGCTATTAAAAGAAGTGCCCGCTTCCCCAGAAGCTGTTAACGAATATACCGTTACTCCTGTAAAACTAGCGGCAGACGGAATAAAAGCCTCTATTCTTTTGGGGGATATAACGTTAAAATTCGCATTAGCAGTGCCGAATTTTACATCAGTTATGTTATAAAAATTGTTTCCCGTAACGGGAAGAATCCCCCCAATTTCCCCAGACGGATTACTTAAAGATCCAACTTCTATTCTGTGGTTTTGAAGCAAATGAACTATTTGCTCACCTCCCGCATCAATAGCTGTCGCCAATCCGTCAGAGGACACAACATAAACAATATCTGTTTTCGCAGCCGCAGGAACGATACCGCTTACCCCAGTTTCCCCTAAAAAAACCAGACTATCTCGACCCACAGCCAAACTCCCCCAATTAACGTTTAGCGTATCAGCTAAGCTTTCGCCGCTAATATAGAAACCTGAATTTGGATAAAATATTCCTGCCATCTTTAGTGTTTATTATTTCCGTGATTTTGCGCGATCATATAATTTATATCAATAAAGGTTCCGGGGAACCCCCACGACATCACTTGTTACCGGTCTTTCTACTGGCTTTATTCCGAAAACCTTATGTGTCAAATGAGGATTATGAGTCACTATACCTAATTGATGAGTGACCCTTCCTCCTACAGAGGCCTGTACAGTTCTAGATTGTAGTCGGCCGTAGCAGCTAAACTTCTCTACGGGTATCGAGCTATTATGCTTCGCCATATTAAATCCAAAATTTGCAGTTATTCCATCATAAGGAACGTAACCTGTCGGATTGTCAACATCTATACTCATCGAAACGTTTTTTCTTCCGAAATAAATCCGTTCTGGAACTGTTGCCCCGGCTAGATATACAGGATTTATCTCTGATGTATAATTGTAATTAGCTGTTATAAAATCGTTTATTTCCCCCATTTCCGACGAAGAGCTGTTCGCGAAAGTTATATTTTTACAGTTTAATATTTCTTCTTTAGGAGCCGCCTCTTCTGTCTGCACGAACCTTCCAGTTAGATCATCAAAAAACACTACTTCTGAATTCGCCACGACAGGAGAGTTAGGGGTAAACTGAATCGAGTAACTAGACAAATAACCGCTTGTAAAAACCATTCCGCCGAAACTTCCGCTAACAATTTGACCCTCGTTACTCATACCGTCATCTCCTATCATTTCCCCTTGGGTAGATACGAGTTTTTTTATATCGTCTAAACTACCAGTAAGATAATGTGAAAAATTAAGCCTAGAACCTATTCCGTTCTGAGCGTAGTAATCTCTCGAGTGCCTGCTACCAGCATCGTACCTCGGATCCAAACCAGCCTGAATATTTAACGTACACTGGTTTGCCAGTATATCAACTGTGTTCAGTCTAAGCTTAACGTTTTTGGCGGAAAAAATCATTAATAAAAACTCCTTATTGTTTTCTTTGTCTCTACGGCTCCTTGGGAGCTGACTCTTAACTGGGTGTTGCTTAGCACAGGTTCATTCATCTTTACTAGTATTGCGTTTTGATTATCTAGGCTCTTTATATTTAAATTAAAGTTTTCACTTTTTCCGGTGAAAGCGATTCCTGTTTCTCGAACATTTTCGGACAAATTAGCCTCTTCGTTTGCTTTGTGGTAAAGAAAAGAAGACGGAAACTCTTGTCCTAGTTTATACACCGGCTCATATTCAAAACTTATAGAGTAGTCAACTGAAGTTAGAATCCCCGTTTCGTTAGAGTTTGTTATCGTAGCGGGAGAACCCGCGGTCATAAACGCAGAATGGGCCGAATGACCGTACTGAGCAGCCAACTTTGAGTTAATGTATTTAAAAGACTCTGGAGATTCTGCTTGTAAGTCTCCCGAAACCGGAAGATTTTCCCCTGAGCCGAAAAGTTCAAAATTCACAGAGCACTCAACAGGAGAATAAGGCTGAAGAGACAAAGAATAAGAAGACAACAATCCTTCGCCGCTTATATTCCCAAACCTAATCGACACGCCTGACGTTTGAGAATTTTTAGAATTTTTTAAACTGTTAGCTACATCATTTATAATATTATAACTTCCTGTTTCTCCTGTATCTTCCCTAATTAAACCTGTTAAAACAGGCGAATAAGAGAAAGATATACTCGCCGTCCTAGCTCCCTGAGGAGCTTGCTCGGATATACCGTATTTTCCAATTGAATAGATAGGGGTTAAGTCAGCTGCTTCGCTCAAAGAACATTCTCTAGCGATCATTCTTTCGGTCCTTTTACCGTATTGAATGACTAACGGAACTTGATCGTATCTAATCGTTGCCATTTTACCTTAGCGTTGTGCCTTTCAACACAAAATTTATCCCTACGTTGTTATTACTATCTGATTGATACTGCTCTGAAACCAATAAAAGACTCTTAAAGTGAAAAACTTTTATATTAGCCCTAAGGTTATTTATAAGAGGAGAAAGAGTATCGTCCCAAATATAATTATTTTTGTTTATTTTTAAAGATACGTTTCTAAAGACGGTTTCTTCGGGAACAAATCTCATATTTTTCATCTTATAGTCATCCGCTTCTATATTAAACTGAAGAGATATATCCATTGGGGAATTTGAAATAACCTCAGAAGGGGCCTTGTCGTTAAAGGCGTATATTGGGGTTCTCGGCACCTGTATATCTAAGGCAAAACTATTTACTCTGTTCGTACTAAATTCATCCAAGTTTATATCTATTGAATTATAACCCGCTACCTGAAGAGTAGTATCGTGCGGAGTTATTTCTCCAAAGTCAAAATAATTACCCGTTCCCATTTCGCCGTATACTTCAGCCTGCATTCCCAAAGACGGAATTTCCCCAATCGCACAAGAGCAAGAATAAGAGCTTAAATAAGCTTCGGTAAATTTTACAGTCTGATCTTTATAGTTAACCTGTCCGCTAAATGGGCTTTCTCCGGTAAATTGCGCAAAAAAATCGTCATAAACCATTAAGCTATTAGCGCTAATAGACGCTGTTTGAGGGGAAGACGGGGTGTACATGACCCTTTTGACCCCTAATGGAAGAATCGGCTGAGCTGTCGATTGATACCCAAAAGAAAGACTCTGAAGCCCGTTGATACCGGAGCCATTAACAGCCAACTTCTGCCCTTCTCTTCTAATCCTTGACAACATCTACTTTATTTACACTTTTTAGTGTAATATTTTGAGAGGTTTAAGGAAAAATGGCTGACGAAAACAGTATTTATAACATTATGGAATATGTTGGAGCTAAAGCATATTCAAAAAACGACATAGTTGTTGTGCTCGAGAGGTTTTCTAGCGACAATTACCCCGGGAACGGAGGCTTTCAGGTTCCCAAGTCAGCAACATACTATTACAGCACTAATTCCTCAAGCTCTGTCCCCGCCGACAGACCTTCTGCCGACTCAACCCTTTGGGCGGGCACCACAAGATACCAAGACAGAATTAAACCTGAATTTATTTGGAATCCTTCTTATAATATATCTGTGGAGAATAGCCCTAGAATCAATAGCGTAGTTTTCGGAAACGGATACGAACAAAGGATTAAAGATGGTATTTTTAATAATTTAATCAAACTTTCTTTAAGATTTGAGCACAGAAACATAAAAGAGGCTCAAGCTATAAACCATTTTCTCAGAACCAGAAGCGGAACCGAGTCTTTCGTATTTAAAAACTTACCAGAACCTTATAACGATCTATCAGCAGGAGGGTACAAAAAACTTTTTGTCTGCAAAACCTTTAATAGTAACTTTGTTTTTTACAACAATTATACAATAGACGCCACTTTCGAGGAAGTTAATAATTAATGCAAGATTATACGAAAATGGACAAAGACCAAGCGCGAAAATCCGTTCGGTCTTTAATGTACGAAGCGGGAAACCTTAGCGCGTCTTCCTTATTAACTTTTTTTGAAATCGACCTTTCCTCAACTGTAAAAAGCCTTGGGTCCAGCTTAGTTGATGACGGAAAAGAAGTAGGTGTAGAAATCGGCGTGCCGGAAGAAATCGACGACGAAGGAAACCCTATCAACATCTTAAGGTTTCACAATAACATAAAAGTGTTTAATTCGTTTGTGATCTGGCAAGGGAAAACTTTTTTTCCTGCGCCTATCGAATCTCAGGGGTTCGACCTCAACTCTAGAGGGGTTCTCCCTACGCCAATATTAAGGATGACCTCTCAAAAAGAAGAAGGGATAGCAGCTCTTTCGATCCTACGAAGAGCTATTCGGAAGTACGGAGACTTAATAGGGGGAAAAGTAACAAGAATAAGAACTTTTGCTAAATATTTAGACATGGCTAATTTCTCTGATTTTGATGAAGGATCGACAACCACAGAAGGTACCTATAATTCCCCTTTTCCTCAAAATTACGAACCAGATCCATACGCAGAGCTACCAAGAGATGTCTTCTATATAGAAAGAAAAACAGGAGAAAATAAAAACGCCTTAGAGTACGAATTAAGCGCGCTTCTTGACGTCGAAGGGATAAAAATCCCAAGAAGAAGGGTACTTTCTCAAAAATGCAGCTTTAGCTACAGGGGATGCGGGTGCTTTTACCAACAAAAAGAAACTGCCCCATTTAACACTGACACCCTCTCTGAAGATACGCCATACGACACAAACGCGCAAGGACCCGGCACAACCAGTAAGCTTTTAGCTAAGTGCGGCATCAGAGACACTGAACTCACCCTCCCTGAAGAAGCTCCTCCTGTCGCAACAGTTAGAGACGGGGATATAAGAAAAATTTTAGGGTTTGGTCCAAATTATGTTTTTAAAAATAAAGAAAAATGGAAGAAAAACAAAAAATACAGCAAAGGAGACTGCATTTATATGGAACATAACAGCATTCAATACTTTTTTATAGCCTCAAAAAACCTACCTGCAGAAAACAGCACTCGCTACGCTCCGCCAAACCCAGACTACTGGATAGCTGATCTCTGCTCGAAAACTATAGAAGGATGCAGGATGAGATGGGGTGTTAACGGATTAGTCAAAACAGACGAGACGCCTCATTTTGAAAAAGGAGAACTTCAATTTGGAGGTTTTCCGAACGCAACCAGACTAGAGCAAACTATCGGAGGATGACCTTAACAAAAAACATTAAAAAAGCAATAAAGGATCACGCTCTCAAACAAGAGCCTAATGAGTGTTGCGGTCTACTATACGAAAAAGAAGGGCAGATCGAGGCTAAGGCGTGCGAAAATATATCCGCCGACACCTCCAAACATTTTGTAATAAATCCTAGAGATTATCTCTATACTTCCTCTTTAGGAAAAATCAAAGCCACATACCACTCCCACACTAACAAGGCAGAAGAGTTTAGCGTCACGGATAAGCTAAATAGCAAACGTCATAAAATAGATTATGTTTTATACAACACGAAGTTCAATACCTTTAGGCTTTATAGCCACAAAAAATCTAGTGTTTCTTTTTTAGATGAAGAGTTTACTTGGGGAAAGCATGACTGTATATCCTTAGTTCAAGATTATTTAAAAGAAGAAGCTAATGTCGATTTTAAATTATCCAAACTACTCAAAGAAAGAACTTCCGACTGGCCAAACAGAACCCCAGAAGCACTTGCAGAAACGTTGGAACTTAATTTAAAAAAAGGACTCAAGAGGATAAAGATTAACTCAGTAGACGACATAATCAAAAACGACGTTATATGTTTTTTATTAAGAAAAAACGAAACGCAACTTCCTTATGATCATTTTGCCATATGTACAGGAGAAAGAGAAATGTTTCACCATATAAACGGAGGGTATCCCGTTTCGCAAAACATAACTAATTTTTATTTTAAAAGAATAGCAAACGTGTATAGATATACAAAATGAATAATCACCTGACAACAATAAACCTGCATGGAGCTCTCGGCGAGAGAGTGGGAAGAGAAGCTTGGAAGTTTTCTGTCGATACAGTCGGTGAAGCTATCAGAGCCATTGAGTCTCAAAGCAAAAAACTATTCGCCGCATTAATAGAATACGAGAAGCAAAACATTAAATACAGAGTTTTAATAAACGGAAAAGATTTTGTTTACGATAAAGACAAAGGCCTCGAAACTGAAGATGGTATTAAATCTTCTGAGCTCTTAATCCCTCGAAAAGACATTGAAACTATAGATATTATTCCGGTTTTAGAAGGAGCTTTCGACGATATATTTGCGATAGTTTTAGGGGTTGTTTTAATAGCTATCGGAGTTTTTACTTTCGGTGCGACCACTTGGCTTGGAGCCGCTTTAATCATGGGTGGACTTGGTATGGTTGCGGCCGGAATAGCTAATCTTCTAACCCCAATGCCAGAATTTGACGACTTTAGGGAAATAGAAGGAGGGGGGAGGGCATCTTATATTTTCGCTGGCGCAGAAAACACAGTGAGGGAAGGTGGGCCGGTATACGTTGGGTATGGTAGATTAATGGTTGGTAGCCAAGTCGTTCAATCAAGCATAGATACCTACGATGTAAAAAATGGAAATTATAAAAACACAGAGCAAGAAGTAAAAGCTAACTGGGGAGCGGAGGAATATGGCGTGGACTACAGGACTCGCTATAACATCGGCTCAGAAATTTCAAAAGACGCCGAACTATTAATAAGAGAAAGGACTAAAGAATGGAACGCGTCCGGCGGAGACCCAGATGATTGTGATGGAACCACTCAACATAACGCTAGTGCCCACACCGAATATATACAGCATGATGGAGACGATTATATAATAGACAGAGGAGACAGGTCTCTGTCTGCTACGGTCCAAGAAATTACAGATCAAATTAAAGGGCTAGAAGGAGAAGATAAAGCCTTAGTGGAGGAAACTATGCGAAGCCTTGTCGCTGACGATAAGGAAGTCGACCCCTCGGATCCCAACACTCCATAATAAACAAACGAAAGTAACATGTCTACCGGCAAAGAGAGAGAAAGCAGAATACCAATCTACGACGAGGCTGGCGTTAGTCTATACACCAAGCCGCAAGAAGAAGCTCTCTACGCCGCCTTAAGCGAAGCTACTGTTGGAGATTTAATTTGCGAAGGAGGAATAGATGGTATAGTTAACGGTGAATACAGCTTTATAGGCAATGCTGGAAATATAGGGTATGAGCGCGCCACCTTCAGGCCTTATACCGCCTTAGATCACGAGGGAACCTGCAGGGAGGACCTAGGGTTTCTTCGATCGATATATTGGAATGAAGTGCCAGTAGTGGACAAAGACGGGTATTATAACTTTCAAGAAATTAACGTAGAAACTAAACTTGGTTTACCTCAAGGCGAAATAGCTACGCTGAACCCAAACCTACCCTTATCACTAGACGGAAAACGCTCTTCCGCTTTTGAGCTCACTTTATTCAGAAGTATAGGAGAAAGAATATTCGGCCCCTCCATCGATCTAAGAGAAGCGAAAATCCCTAGATACTACCTATACGAAGACAGCCCTCACCCCCCTCATTTAATAGGCGATATCGACAAGAACGCTAAGGTTTATATGGTCAACAATAAAGAAGCTGTTGGCGTGAGAGTTAACTTTAGAATACCCCAGCTCTGGGAAACCCTACAAGACGACCCCAACGACGCACAGGGCGACGGAGGAAGAAAAGGGTTTAAAGGGAAAGTTTTTAAAGCCGGAGAAGATGCAGGAAAACGAGGTTTTCACGACCAAGAAAAAGGGAAAACTCCACGGTCCTACGGATCAGGGGACATAAAGGCTCGAAAAATTAAATTTCATATATATGTAAGACCAGTCTTTGACACTAGACACACCGAAGACAACCTCTTCTATCCTTGGAGTCAAGAGCCCGTAAAAAGAGTGGAGGTTTTCGGAAGAATACAAGAGCCCTATATAAGAAGCGAGCAAATAACCTTCAATAAAAGTATATGGGGAAACGCATTTTCTACCTCTAACGCTCGAAACTATAAATATTTTCAAGGCTGGGAGATAAAAATCGTCAGATTAACCCCCGACTCTTTTAACCAATTTCTAAAAAACGAATCCTATATAGATTCTCTGGTAGAAGTGTACGACTCAAGGCTTAGATATCCCTACGCTTCAATGGTATATTCAAAGTTTAGTGCTGAATTTTTTCAAAGGATACCCCACAGATCCTACGACACCAAACTTTTAAAAGTCAAAATACCTAACACTTATAATCCTATTTTAAGACACTACGACGAAACAGACTTGGGGTACTGGGACGGGTGCTTTAAAGCGAAAAAAGAATGGACGAATAACCCCGCGTGGTGCTTTTACGATCTGATTACCAATAACAGATATGGTTTAGGGGATTATATAGATAGAAAATATGTAGATAAATGGACTCTTTATGAAATAGCTAAATACTGCGATACCTTGGTTAGCGACGGAAAAGGAGGGCTTGAGCCAAGGTTTACCTTAAACCATTTAATTACATCCAGAGAAGAGGCGTATAAGGTTGTTAACGACATAGCCTCTGCTTTCAGATCTATTGTTTACTATGCTTTTGGAAATATATATGTTTCTCAAGATAAGCCTAAAGATCCTATTTATCTTTTTACGACCTCTAACGTAGCCGACGGAACATTTAATTATTCGTCTTCGGCAAAAAAAGCCCGCCACACAGTTGCTATAGTAAGGTATTCCGACAAGCATAACCTGTTTAAGCCCGCTATAGCATACGCGGAAGACCAAGTGGGGATTCAACGCTACGGAATAAGAGAAATCGAAACCTCCGCAGTAGGCTGCACTAGTGAGGGACAAGCAAAAAGATTTGGTGAATGGATTTTAAAAAGCGAAATACTCGAAACAGAATCTGTTACCTTTACGGCCGGAATAGAAGGCATGTACATAAGGCCCGGTGACGTAATTAGTGTTTATGATGAGTTTAGACACGATAGAAAGCTAGCGGGAAGAACTTTAAGAGTGGAAGAAGAAGCTTCCGGTATCATACCCGTAAACGATTTCCCTAGTTACGTATACCCCCGAACCGATGTAGATGGAAACTATCCAATAACAGGCAACGTAATCACTATAGATAAACCCTTGTATTTTTCTCCGGATAGAGAATATAAAATGGAGCTCCTAACTCCTACGAATTATTTTGAACCTACTCAAATCACCCCAACCAACTGCGAAGAAACCGGAGGAATAAGAACAGTTGAAG